CACAACCTTGGCACCAAGACTACGATCTTGGGCCTCCTGCGCAACGATGTAGTAGCTGCTACCGCCACTGGTTCTGCAATTGATTTGCTGGGCTATGAAGGCGATATGGCAGTATTGCTTGATGCTGAAGCTGGCGGCGGTAGCATTACCTACGCGGTAAAGCTAACCGAGTCAGGTACATCTGGCGGCGACTACACTGATGTAACCGGCGGTGCATTTACCACCACTACCGCTAACACTGCTTCACTGCAAAAGATTACTGTTAATGTAACTAGCCTAAAGCGATTTGTTAAGGCAACCGCCACTGTTGCAGGTGGTACTGGTGCTGGTGCAGTTGCTGTTATCGGCTTAGCTTCCGCTAAGTACGGCTAATGGCATTAACGGAAGATCTAGGCATCTTCCTGGCAGACTTCGGCGTCAGTTGTACTGCTGGCGCCGTTACTGCTTTGGGTATTCTTGACATGCCAAGCCAAGTGCTTAGTGATGGCATGGTGCTTACTACTGACTACACGTTGACAGCTAAAACATCAGATTTTGGCACTTTAATACGTGGCAATTCTATTACCGTAGATGCCATTGGCTATACAGTAAGAGAAACAATGCTTATGACTGATGGTAAGTTTGTGCAAATTGCATTGCAAAAAACATGAGCAGTCATTTTAAGACTAATACACGCAATCAATGGTCATCATTGAATCCAATACTAATGGCGGGAGAGCCAGCGGTTGAAGACCATGCAAGAAATGTAAAGGTAGGTGATGGCCTGACAAATTGGAATAAGCTCCCATATTTTGGCTGCCCAGGCTATTGGGCCTCATTTTGGGATTTAACATCACAAACCGCAACAATTAATACACCGACTACAATTTTATTGCGTAGTGCTGATTTAGATAATAGCGGCATCAGTATTGCGTCAAATACAACAATTACATTTGCCTATGCTGGCGTTTATAGCATTACATTTTCAATACAGTTTACAAATAGCGATACTTCAATACATGATATAAATGTATGGTTACGCAGGAATGGTACTAATGTAGTTGCATCTGATAGCAGATTTAGTATTACGTCTAGACATGGCGGAGTTGATGGCAATGTAATTGGTACGGTTAATTTTGTATTAAAGCTAGATGCTGCTGACTATCTTGAGTTAATTTGGGCTACTAGCAATGCTGCTGCTTATATCCATGCTGAGCCAGCTCAAACCAGCCCATTTGCGCATCCAAGCATTCCCGGTGTTATCTGTACCATAGTGCAAGTTGCATCTGCGTAATCATGACAACCAAACGCGAGACAATTATTGCTGCTGTACGTACAGCACTAACAGGCACCACAGGCGTTAGCACTAGGATTTATCGCAGTAGGGTAGAACCTATTACACGCGGTGAATCACCTGCAATTGTGGTTGAACCGCTTAGTGACACTGCGCAACAGAACACGGCATTGCCGACATTGGATTGGAGCTTAACGGTACGTGTGGCGGTAATTGTACGTGGCGCAATACCAGACCAAACAGCAGACCCAATTGTTGAAAGCTTGCACGCCAAGATAATGGCTGATTTGACGCTTGGCGGTTATGCTATAGACATTCAGCCAATTGCTGTCGATTTTGACATGCAAGAAGCTGACCAACCGGCTGGCGTTATTTCATGCGATTATCTGATTAGGTATCGCACAAGCGTTGCCGACTTATCCACTTAGCACTTGCTAGAATGATTGATGAATACCAAGGTGTAGGCGGTTCTTACGTCCTAGACCCCATCACCGGCACCCGCAAGCCAATCACCGAGGAACTGAACAATGGTCCTACTAACTCGCAAACGCCTGATTCTGGCGAAGACGGAAGCAACCTACGGGACGGATTCAAGCCCCGCCGGAACTGACGCCATACTGGTTAAGGAGTTAGAGATTACGCCAATTGAGGCTGATGTTGTTAGCCGTGATTTGATTCGGCCTTATCTTGGCAATAGCGACCAATTATTGGCTAACACTCGCGTTAGCATTACGTTCCAGGTTGAGTTAGCAGGTTCTGGCACTGCTGCTACAGCACCACGTTTTAGCAGCCTGTTGAAGGCGTGCGGAATGGCTGAAACCACAACTGCTGCTGCTATTACCGGCACCGCGCAGGCGGGTTCTGCTGGCAGCATTACGCTTGCGGCTGCTGCTAGCGCTACAGATGATATTTATAACGGCATGATTATTACGATTACAGGCGGCACTGGTAGCGGTGGCGTTGGCGTAATTACTGATTATGTAGGTAGCACTAAAGTTGCAACGGTACAAAAATCAACCGCAACATTTACGCCAGGTGCTTCTAGCACTTATAGCATTGCAGCTAACGTAGGTTACAAGCCAGTTAGCGCAAGCTTTGATAGTGCATCAATTTACTTTAATAATGATGGCGTGTTGCATGTTATCACAGGCGCACGCGGTACATTTGTATTAAATGCTGAAGTAGGCGAGATACCAACCATTGAATTTACAATGCTTGGCATTTACAATGCGCCTACTGATACAGCCGCACCAGCTACCACCTACACCAACCAAGCAACGCCTTTAATTTTTAAAGCTGGTAACACTACCGCGTTTTCGATCTTAGGCTATAGCGGTTGCTTGATGTCGCTTGAATTTGATATGGCAAATGAAACCGTTTATCGGGAGTTGGTTGGTTGTGATAAATCAGTAATTATTACTAATCGTGCTGTTGAAGGCACTTGCATGATTGAAGCCCCGACAATTGCGCAAAAAGACTTCTTTACTATTGCCAACGATGATACCACCGGCATTTTAACCATGCTGCATGGTACAACTGCTGGCAACCGCGTTACGCTATTGGCGCCAAAGGTTGACATTGGCAACCCTTCATACGAAGATAGCGATGGCATCCAAATGCTAAGCTTGCCATTTGCCGCTATTCCTACTAGCGCAGGCAATGACGAAGTTTCACTAACCTTTGCTTAAACCACCCAATGGCATTTGTATTAAAGCAATCCAGCAGCTATAGCTGGCCGGTTAGCGTTAAGTTACCGGCTGATGGCGGCAAGTTTGAAAAGCAAACCTTTGATGCTCAATTTAAACGGTTGCCACAAGCACGCATTAATGAAATTCAAGTTGATGTGCAAACACGCATCAAGGCAGCAGAACGCAATGAACAATTAGAAGGTGGCATCAGTGACCAGTCAATTGCCGATGAGTTACTGGTTGGATGGTCTGGCGTAGTAGATGGCGAGGGCGATGAGATTTTATTTTCTGAAACATTAAAAGAGCAATTGCTTGATATTCCAACAGTAGCCGCAGCTATTATTGTGGCTTATTTTGATAGTTTGACTGGAAGTAAAGCAAAAAACTAATAGGCGCTGCTCAGCATTGGGTTAAGGGCGGCGTGATTGACAAAACACTTGATGATGCTGCGGTGTTAGGTGTTCAACTTGACCATACGCCTGAACCAGAGTATTTTGAAATTGAACCTGAGGCATGGCCAGCAATGCAGGCATTCCTTGCATGTCAAACCCAATGGCGAATGGGTCCAAATGGACCGGTAGGGTTAGATTACACAGCAGTGGCGTGGGTGTTTAGACTGTATAAGATAGCCAACCCAGCCGCTGTGCTTGCTGATATGCAAATCATTGAAGGCGAAATTTTGGCAGCTATTCACAAGAAGGAGGGTTGACTGTGGCGCTTAATATGAATGCTGCTGTAAAAATCCAAGCTAGTGTTGATGGCATTGCATCAATTAATGGGCTAGAAAAAAGTCTTAACCGAGTCGACAAAGAAGTAACTGGCTTAAGCGGCGCATTTCAGCGCCTTGGTAATGCTGGCAAAACTGTTGGCGGTGTACTTGCTTCAATCGGTATTGGGGCTCTTGCAAATACTTTTGCAACGGCTGGCATTGATGCGGAAAGAACTAACAAACGCATTGCGAATCTTGCTGGCCCATTAAAAGAAACTACATCTTTAATGAAGTTTGCAACACAGGCTGCAAAAACCTATGGCATTGGCCAAACGCAAGCAAAAAATGCGGTTGCAGATTTATACGCTCGGCTGAGGCCAACTGGCACATCTCTAGAAAAAATCAAAACAGCTTTTATTGGTGTAAATAATGCTGCTGCTGCCATGAATTTAACCACGGGTCAAACTGACAATGTAATGCTGCAATTAAGCCAAGCACTTGGTTCTGGCAAATTGCAAGGTGATGAATTTCGTAGTGTCATGGAGCAATTGCCTTCTATTGGCCAAGCTGTTGCGGATGTTCTTGGTACTAACGTAGCGGGGTTAAAACAGATGTCATCTGAAGGCAAAATTACATCTGATGTTTTGCTTGAGGCTTTGGCTAAATTATCACAACAAAAACCACCGCCTCCTGACGCTTACAAAAAATTTCAAGCTGCATTAGCTGATTTGCAAACTGAAATTGGGACTAAGTTGTTGCCAGCCCTTACGCCTTTAGTGCAATTTGCGTCGCAGTTGTTAAGCAGTTTTTCAGCACTGCCCGCCCCATTGCAAACTCTTATTGTTGCAATTGGTTCATTAGCGGCGGCATTTGTCGTTTTAGCACCGGCTATAAATGCAATTATTAGTATTTTTACAACATTAGGCGGGCTGTTTGCAGGCGGCGGCGTATTTGCCACAATTGCCGGGTCACTTGGTGCTTTAGGGCCTGTTGTGGCTGCTATTGGCAGCGCTTTAAGTGGGCTAGGAACTATTTTGGTCGGGATATTTACAGGCCCTGTTGGCTGGGCAGCATTGCTAATAGCAGCAGGCGTTGCGATATATGC